GTTAAGCTGTCGTCGACCTTAAGGCCTATTCCCTTCCCTTCGTTTCTGTGCGCGGCCTGAACCCCATACCGTCCACACAGAACGCAGTAATCTAACTCCCTGACTGCCTGAAGCCATTTATTGCTCCTGAATATCGTCATTTGCGATATCTCCGTTCGGGTCTCGATATACAAGCCATTCGTTGATGCACTCGCCGCAGGCATATACCTCATCGGCATCCAGTTGCTTGCTGCATCCTGCGCAGAGAGCTCTGGCTATGCTCTGCTGCTCGTATGCTTGGGTTTGGATGGGGCTAAGCATGTTTCCTCCTGGCGCGACTACGCAACCAACGGATGTCGGTTAGGTGCGCGGTGTAGTGGAATGAAGGCATGTCGGACGGGGATACTTCTGGCTTTCGTTTCTTTCGGTGGGTAACGCGGTAGATGCAGTTTTCGCAGACTATGTCGGTGATACTTCGTCGTTGTCGCCTCACATATACCTCCTGTCAGTGAATCTGACGCCCTGACCGGTGGCCCAGGCTATCGTGTATTCGATGAGGCTGGACATGCGCTTAACACTCATCTCAGCGCTGCTCTCGCGGATATTTACGTATTCACCTTCAATGCCGGGCACAACCTCAGCCTCTTGCTTTGTCGCCACCGCGTGGCCGCTAATCAGCAGCACCTTCCATTGCTCCGGTCTCAGCCATTTCCCGCACCACTGAACCTGCGCAGCGATATCTGCCAGGAGCGCGTGAAATTTCGCGTTCTGGTCAAGATTGCGCTTATAGTCGGTGATTCTGATTGTAACCGGGCGGTCGGTGTCGAGAGGTGATGCGAGGATGGAGTTTATTGCTTCCTGCTGTTGCAACTTACCCCTGAGAAATATCGTTTGTTTCATGGGATTGCTCCGCTCAATACCTCGCCTTACTGATTGCCTGAAGCATTATCAGCTGGCTGGTAAAGAGATATCGTTTGGTGAGTGTTTCGATGTCGATGAAGCGAGGAGTGCCGATGTACCTGGCGATGGTGTCTATGTCGTCGAGGGTTATTTGCATGGCAGTTCAGGTAAGGCGTGCCAGTGGGTTGGATAGAATTCCCCGGCGCTCGTTGCGAAAAAGGGTTCTCCTGGAATGTATCCAACATCGTAAATGGCCGCCTCAACCTCGCCCCACTGATTAACACATAAAATTTCTTGCTTTAAATCCGGCAGCCGCTCGCTACATGGAATCCAGCCACTCACCGCCTTACCTGCCAGAGATTCGCACTGCTGCGAGGTGGTGTCGGCTTGAGCCTGCTCTGCTTCCATCATTTGCTCATACTCAGCAATCTGTGGGTCATACGGCAGAGAGTCATCAGCCACAACCGGCGCGGGCGGTGCTGTGTAAATCTCCAGGACTGAATAACCGGGATTAAACGGCTTGTTGACTATAAACTCAGCTTCCGCCCTGCTCCTGTGAAACGACTGCCAAACTCCCACACTAGTTACCACAACGTAAAAATCAGGCTCCGCCCGCTCCCACTCTTTGCGCAGCGCCAGAAGCTCGTCCATCGCTACAATGCCGAGACCAAACATGTCGTACTGCTCTTTGTCTTCTACCGGGTCATAGTCCTGCTGCCAGCATTTAAATGCGTTACGCAGGTCTTTTGCCTGTTCTGTGCTAATGGTGCTCATGGTTAATCCTTGTGATGTTCGGTTAGACGTCAGGCAGCGCGTAACGCTGGCCCTTCTGTTTCGGCGCGCTGGCCTGGGTGCATTTCTGGCGGGCTTCGTCCTGGTCGCAAGGCGTGAAGTGACCATGAACAAATCGTTGATACACGGTGCCGAGTGAGCCGAAGCGGTTTTTTGTGACGATGATTTCTGCAAATGGCGCAGCCGGGCTGTTCTCGTCATACACCGCCTCGCGGTAGAGCATGATGATTGAGTCGGCGTCCTGCTCGATACTTCCGGAGTCGCGAAGGTCAGAGTTGTTTGGTCGCTTGTTGGGGCGTTTTTCCACATCACGAGATAGCTGGCTAAGGCAGATAACCGGCGTTCGCAGGTCCTTTGCCATTGCCTTCATGCCTCCGGATATGTTCGCGATCGCCAGGTCGTTACGCTCCGCCTTAGGCTTCTTAATCAGGCCTAGGTAGTCAGCCAGAATCAGCGAAAGGTTTGGGTGCTCCTGCTTATGGCGTTCTGCGATAGAGCGGATTTGCTCGATAGTCAGGCTCGATGCATCAACCAGCCACACATCCAGACCAATGAGAGCTGAAATGCCGTTAGAAATTCGGGCCCAGCCTTCATCGTCGAGTCTCGCAGGGTTACGCAGCGCGTTTACCGGCAACATCCCGGCTCCGGCGATACTTCGCTCTGCAATCTGGAGGTTGCTCATCTCCATGCTGAAAATCAGAACACCTCGGCGCTCACCGCCAGGCATCGCATGACTTGCCACGCCTTCGGCAATCTTCAGCGCCAGCTCTGTTTTACCGCACCCCGGACGAGCCGCGATAATTACCAGGTCCTGCGCGTTCATGCCGCCGGTGATCGCATCCAGCTCATAAATCCCGGTCTTCAGCGTGTCCGACTCTTCCCCGTTGCACTGGCGCTTTTCCAGCACATCGGCGTACTCGTTAATCACATCTGCCAGATGAACCGGCCGGACTTCGTCGCGCGGCTTGCGGATAGCCGATAGACGCTTTACCAGCTCATCCATCGCCTGGCCGGATGCGTCGAGAGTGCCGCTCTGAATCGGGCCTCGCATCTCATCCATCAGCTGCAAAACCAGTCGCCGGTGATAGTTGTCTGCCACCATGCCTGCATACCCTTTCAGGTTCGCCGCGCTGGGGCATGACTTTGCAGTCTCGATGATGTCGCCGAAATGTTCGTCGCCGCACTCTTCCGCCACCATGAGCATGTCGATGAGGTTCCGGTTGCGGGCTTGCTTCTGGATAACGCGAAAGGCTTTCTGGTAGAGCGGGATGGTGAACGAGTCTGGCTCCAACGTTGACAGCACTTCGTTTGCCATCGGAGTTAGTCCGCCAATCAGCAGGCCACCGATGACGCTCGCTTCGATATCCTGTCTCATGCCATCTCCTTGCCTGCAAACTTGCCTTCACGAACGCCTATCAGCGTCGCATCCCTCAGCAGGTAATCGATATCCGCCGACCAGCCCGAATCGTTCTCACCGAAGTAAAACGGCTTGGCCTGATGCACGAAAGCCCGCACGTAAGCGCGCCAGCCTTCTGCGTTAGGGGTCTTCAGTTGCGGGATTAATTTCTTCAGGCGGCGCTTGCGGGAATCATTCAGCGCCACCGCATGGGGTAGTAACTCGCCGACCTCTTCGTTGTAGGCCAGCAGGAATGCCTGGTAGTCGATGCGATTTGCTTTTCGCTTTTCAGGTTTAGAACCCTGCCCGTCTCCCCCTTCAGGGGGTAAGGGGGTAGTTTCTTTCTTTTCTTTTGTAAAGGTTTCTTTTGTGTGACTCTGTTTTGGTGACAGCTCTGTCACCGTTTTGGTGACACTATTTGTCACCATTGCAGTGACATTATCACCAGAGTAGTGACACCCTTCGATTTGCCACTCACTGATTTCCTTGTTCGGCCCGATTAAGTGCCCGTCACGCTTGATAACTTTCATTGCGATCAGCTCATTCTTGGCCTTGTTGACTTTCTGTCTTGGCAGCCGGGTAAGTTGAGCTAATTGGCTGTCGGAGATGCGGTCCATTTTCTTACCAAAGCCGTATGTTTTGCGACAAATGGCATGAGCAACCTTGCTCTGGTTCTTCGTTAAATCTGCGCCGATAAGCTCGTCATACAGGGCATTTGCAAGACGGGTATATCCATCTTCAATTTCTGCCACGCGACGCTCCGCAGGCCGCTCTACAGGCCTTAACTGAGTTACTGTTGCGAGATTACTCATGACCTTTACCTCTGAATAATTTTTTCACCCGTTCCCACTCAGCCCGGAATCGACCAGGCTGCTTAAAACTGGACAGGTAGCGATCACGAATAATGTTTTTGTGTAATTTGTCCTGGTCAGGACTGAGTGAGTTTTTCATGCGTCTTCCCACCCTGAGCTTTTCAGCCAGTCGCGGTATTCGGTCAGGATTTTCTCTGCACTTTCCGGGAGGGTTAATGCCCATTCGCAATCTGCGACCAGCTGGATGAACTCGCGGGCCTTTGTCGCATTGAATTGGGGCAAAGCCGCGCTGCGGGTGAGCTTCTTCTTACCGGCAGCTTTCGCCTTGCTCATCTGCTCAACTGCCACGGATGAGGCCTGCGCGCCATGCTCACGAGCCAGCGCGACGGCGGTAGTTGCTGCCACCTCGCCAGAGCGAACCATGCCGATCAGCTCATCACCGCACGACAGAAGCTGGAGATGATGATCAACGTCAGCCACAGAACGCTTCACCTTCTTGGCTATCTCACCAACTTCCCATCCCTGATTTACCAGCCGCTGATAGGCTGCGGCGCGCTCCAGCGGAGACAGAGGTTTACCCTGAGAGCTGGTAACCATGAAGGCAATTCGATCGGCTTCGGTGCCAACGAAATCTTTGCACTCAAGGCGAACCACTTCATGACCTGCTTCTGTAGCCAGCTTAGCGCCGTAATAGCGATGGTGACCGTCGATAACCTTGACGCCCTTGTCAGTTACTTCGACTGCCAGCGGAGGCACGAACTCACCGGCGATGAACGCATCGCGGAATTCTTCGACGTGTTGCTGGTCAATTTCGCGGACGTTGTAACCTGGTTCAATGTAGATTTCACTCAGCGGCACCAGGTACGTTTTCTTTACCGTAGTCTCAGTGCCGTTCCTGTCCTTTTGCTTGTAATGCAATGATAAAGTGCTCATAATTACTCCTGTAGAAAAATACATTAGTGTTGGCGTAACACAGTGTTATCAGGCCTCAAAAGAGTTACCGCTCTCTTGGGGCTTTTCTTTTGTGAGAAGCAGCGCAACCTGCTTTGCCAGCTTCGATAATTCCTCGTCTTCAACTCCCCATTCCAGAATTGCCAACAGCATCGACATCTTCGGGATCATGCTGGATTTCCAGCGGGTAATTTGCGACTCATCAACGCCCAGCTGCGATGCGATATTTCGCTGACCGCGAATAGCGATGCGGTTGAAAATGTTGCTGGTAATTGCGTTGGCTCTCTTGCGTGTGCTTGTAAGTTCCATTCGGTATTCTTCCTTTGTGGTTTAGATAGATACGTGCGCAGACCGTGGGGTCTGCCACTTAAAGTTATCCCCGCATTTCGGCGGGAATGACGACCAGATTTGTTAAAGAGCGGTACTGCTTAGGCGGCGTTCAATTCAGGTGGAAATACATCGTCCAGTTGAACTTTCGCCCCAAAACTGTTGAGTGCTTCAACGAGCGAACGGCACATTTTTAAATCCGGATGTCGCCGCCCTGATTCGTAATGTCCAATCGCTCCCTGAGTGCACCCAACCTTTTCAGCCAGTGCGGCTTGGGATACCTTCATGGTTTCCCGGATTTTCCGAAGATTGCTCATCGGTTATCTCCTCAGGATGGTACATGCATCAATAATACATTCCGTACTGAGAGAACGCAAGAGGATTAATACATTTTGTGCGTTGTCACTGTCAATACAAGCCGTAATAATCGGCGTATGAAAACACCGTGGAATGAACTGGCAAAAGCCAGGATGAAACAGATTGGCCTCACGCAGGACAAACTTGCTGAAGCTCTGGGTAAAACCCAGGGCGCGATAGGTCATTGGCTGAATGGCCGCCGCGAGCCAAGCATTGAAGACATAGCGGCAATCATGAAGCAGCTCGGACTGAAGGAGCTGGTTCTGAGCTCTGATGGTATGGTTGACTACCCGAGTGACGATCTGGCCAACGTTTCCAATCCACGCCCTCATACGGAAGTAAGGAGATTCCCTCTGATTAGTTGGGTGAGCGCAGGAAATTGGTGCGAGGCTGTGGAGCCATATCAGCTTCAGGAAGTAGAGGTATGGCCGGAAACGACATCTCATGCCAGCGAGCGATCGTTCTGGTTGACGGTAAGGGGCGACTCAATGACAGCGCCGTCAGGACTCAGCATTCCAGAAGGAATGCAGATACTGGTAGACCCGGCCATTGAGGCAACGAGCGGTCGACTGGTGGTGGCAAAGCTGGACTCTGAGAACGAGGCGACATTTAAGAAATACATCGTCGACGCCGGACAAAAGTACCTGAAACCACTTAACCCCAGCTATCACATGATCCCCATCGACGGTAACTGCCGAATAATTGGCGTCGTTATCGAAGCCAAATGGCAAGGGCTCTAAAATTCCCCAACCCGCTACGGCGGGTTTTTACTGCCTGCAAATCGTTATTATTGCGCCACCGACATAACATGATATGTGTTTGATTATTATGATTTATAACTTCACTTCCACACTGATTTTGGCATAAATTGCGCCAACGAAAATCACCACCAAACTCATTTTAACGCATCAAAACAGGCACTCCTTAAAGCGGTATCCCACGCAAGAAAACCCACTCGCAAAAACTATTTTTCAATATAAAACATACACTTCGTATTTTTACGCCCTTTTTAAGTACATTTTGTATTGACGATGTTCAGTACGTTTTGTATTGTTATGCCATCAGCAGGACGCTGAGACGCCACAAGGAACTGAGTGGCTGGATCTTTAAAAATACGGATTGTCCCGCCGAAATGCGGGGCCCAAAGAGAAGTTGGCTTTGGTGGTGGCGCGAAGTGCAGCTGCGAGACAGCAAGCGGAAGATAAGCACCCGGCACGTCACCACCACAGTCAATTTCACAAGAGGAGTAAATCATGAACGCAATGACCGCAGCATTATTCATCGAAGCAAACTGCAAGACCGCACAAGAAAAGCGCCTGATGCTCGATAGCATGCTTGAAATGGGACAGATAAAGCAGTCTGTCTACCGAATTCTCAATAAAAACATCAAGTAGCAACCGCTCCCGGTTAGCCGGGAGGTTGGCTTTGGGGTGTGGTGAAGGCTGCTATTAGCACGCGGCAAACGCTCTACCTGTGGCGACAGGCACCACACCACCAAAGCTAACCATCGGAGGTCAACATGACAGTAGTCATCACTATCCTGGCTGACGATAACGCCAGAAACCGCCGCAGAGCTCGCAGACAGGCTCAACGTGAACAGGCGCAGCAAGACGCTTCTCTTGCTCGCCGAATCGAACAGAAGCTCTCTGGTTGCGTCAGAGCAGACCGGGCCACTTCGCTCGTAGCTCTCCGCGACAAGAAGCCGGAAGTAACCGAACGCAAGCGTAACCCGGCATACAAGAAGCCGGTTAACCACCCTACCCACTTGATTAACGCGCACCAGAAAATGCGCGGCAAATCGATTCCTGCTTATTACGACTGAGGTGACATATGAGCATTACTGCGACTGTAAAAGTTAAATCAATTGGCGAAATCTCCTTGTGGGGAGAAGGGTGGAACAAATG